CGCCGTTAATATTTGTAGAACCACCTGTGGATAAATCTGTAGATTTTATAAACTGAGCATCGATACGTGCGGCGTCTATAGTACCAGCTGTTATTTTTGCAGCGTCTAGGTCACCTATTATCTTTGCATTACCTATAGTAGCGTCTTTTATCTTCGCAGTAGTTATAGCAGCATCTTGAATCATAGCATCGGCTATAAAGACTGTCCCACCGCTAACAATAAATGGAGCTGTTGAATTAGTAGCAGAAGCACCCGACCCATCCCATATAGCAAACTTGTCTGCCTGGAACTGTATGGCTGTACCCGTACCAGAGTCAGAGGCATTAGCTTCAATAACCATACCAGCAACAGCACCGTTAGCATTTACTTGCAGTACATATGCAGCGGCTGCATTGCCTTCTATGTCCGTAACGGCTGAAGATAAAGTAGTAACACTAGCGTTTGTAGTTACATCACGTATCTCTACCCAATTGCTGCCATCCCATCTATATTGTTTATTAGCTGGGGTGCTATTTGTGTCAAACCATATATCTCCTACACTTACTGCAGTCGGTTGGTCACCTTGCGTAAACACTCTAGGGTGATTATCATTAGTTGTATCTCTAACAACTACCCAGTTAGAACTTCCTACAGCACTAGCTCTATATAATTTGTTGCCGTCATCGGAATCAATCCATAGATCACCTATCGCTAACGCAGTAGGTGCACCCGGTTGTATAAATGTTTTGTTTTTTGTAGCAATAGAAGCATTAACTTGATTGATTGCTGTAGCTCTTGCAGTTGATTCATCAGAAATAGCTGTCTGATTAGTAGTTATACCTGCGGCATTACCGTCTACATCTGTTCGTAAAGCTGTTATGAGACTAGCATGAGACGTGGTTAAACTGTCTCTTATACTTTGCCAGTTACTGCCATCATATCTATATAGTTGTTTGTCATCTGTATCTACCCATAAGTCTCCTAATGTAAGACCTGAATTAGGCTCGTTTGCCTGGCTAAAGTTTACAGGTATAGCAGTTACAGTAGTTTCTAATTGGTTAACAGCAGTTGCAGTTGCAGCTACACCAGTTGTGCCATTGTTTACAGTACTTTCTAAAGCATCTATTTTAGTAGAAGTAGCGCCACTCAAACCTACAGAAGTAGATAAATTAGATATAGCAGAAGCATTTGCAGCTACCCTTGTATCTACAACAGCTATCCAGTTACTACCATCCCATCTATATTGTTTATTGCCATCATCTGTATCAAACCAAAGATCCCCTACTTCATCTCCAGTAGGTTGTGATGTTGAAGCGTGGACCGTGATCCCTGCAGTATCGTTCACGGCTACCCAGTTACTATTGCCGGCTGCAGTTGCACGATACAGTTTATTCTTATCATCTGTATCTATCCAAAGATCGCCAACGGCTATAGCAGTCGGTGCTGAAGTGCTTACAAAAGTTTGTGTTTTAGTATTTACTGTACCTGTTAAAGAAGTAATAGCGCTATTTGTAGCAACTATATCATCTTCGTTATCGTCTACCTTTGAAGTTAAAAGACCTACTGCAGTGTTTATAGCACCTACTCCAGTTGTGCCATTATTAACTGTGGTTTCTAAATTGGTTATTTTAGTAGAACTTGAACCCGATAAACCTACAGCAGTAGATAGACTAGATATAGCTGTTGCATTAGAAGTTAAACGCGCGTCATCAACAGCTACCCAAGCGCTACCGTTGTAACGATATTGTTTGTTGTTGTCATTAGTGTCAAACCACAAGTCGCCTGCGTTTACTCCTGTTGGTTCATTGTCTTGTGAATGTATAGCTATACCAGAAGTATCATTTACAGCAACCCAAGTAGACCCATTCCAACGATATAACTTATTGTTATCATTTGAATCTACCCAAAGATCACCAGTAGCTACAGCAGTTGGAGCATCATCTTGTACAAAAGTTTGGTTCTTTGCATTTACTGTAGAAGTTAAAGCAGTAACAGAAGAGGCACTTGCCTTAGTTGCTATGTCATCATCGTTAGATGTTATCTGTGTTTGTAATCCAGTAATAGCATTAGCTACTCCGTTCGTACCACCAAAACCATTTAATGCACTGTTTAAAGCTGTAATAGAAGTAGCTTGATTGCTTATACTAGTTTCATTTGCTGACACTCTAGTAGTTAAACCAGTGACTGCACTAGCTACAGTAGATGTGCCAGAGAAACCAGATAAGGTACTTTCTAGTTCTGTAATATCTCCTGTGTGTGAGGTTATAGTACCTTCGGCACTCGTTACCCTAGTTGTTAAAGCAGCAACAGCAGAAGCATTCGCACCTATGTTTGTATTAGCATTAGTTATAGAAGAGTTTAAAGACGTAATGTTTATTGAAGTTGATATATCTCCTCGGTCACTTACACCTGCAACTAACAATAAGTCAGAAGCTTGTTGGGATATAGAGTTACCGTTAGCGGTAATCTGCGTTTGTAAAGTTGTGTCAGAGGAACTAGTAGATCCGGATGTACTTGCTGCCCAGGTACTGCCTGTATACACGAATATCTCATTACCGTTGTCGGTGTCCATCCATATATCACCAGCTTGCAAAGTCGCACCACCTACCCTAGTGCTAGGTTCAGAAGTTGATCTTATAACTCTAGGTGTACTTGTTGATAAACTGTTAACTGAAGCTTGAGCGGCAGCTGCTGCAGAGTTTACAGTAGCGATGGTAGCTTGTAAGTTAGCAGTAGTAGAACCTAAAGTAATAGGTATAGTTGTATTTAAGGTGGCAAAACCTGGCAATGCACTTAGTTCTTGGCTAAGTTTTGTCATCACTGCTGCTATGTCTTGTTCTGTATTAGCGACCGTGCCTTCAGTATCATTGTAAGGACTTTTTACATCTGCAACGCTTACACATCTTACCCAGTAATAATATGTTTGGTCATAGCCTACTTCATCCGCGTATACAAAAGCATTAGTAGTAGATAGAAGTACAGCACCACCAAGCGCATTGTCTTGTGATCTCCATATCTCTGTGTAAGCATGATTGCCATAAGTAGCTTTGTCCCAACTTAAAAGTATGCCAGTAAAAGCACCACTTGCTTCTAGGCCCGTAGGGGCAGGAGGGGTAGTTGTATCTCCTGGGCCGCCATCATCAGGTGGACTTATACCACCAGCTGCTCCAACAGCTTTGTTTCTTACACTTATAATGTTTGCGTCCGATAACTCTCTAAGAGTTACAGCTCTATCTAAAGGGTCGCCACGTCTGCCCAATCTAACTTCTAAAGATTCTTTAATAGCATCAAGAGCTATTTTTAATTCTCTGTCTGTCTTAGGTGGGATGTTTTTAAGAGCAGGAAGTTTAGTTTCTGGCATCAGGCTTCCTTAAGTTCAGCTATGTTTTCTCCGATGCAGATTTCATTTACGGTTTTTGCACCTTCTACTTCTATAGCAAAAGTGCTGTGAACACTAGCCGGTAAGCGCACCATAGGTTCAGTTATAGATGTAGCACTGAAACTAGGAGTAGTACCTGTAACACTGTAGATACTACCACTTGTAGAAATAGTAGCATTATAGATAACATTACCATCTCCATATATTTTTATTTTCATCGGATAAGCCTCTGCATCTACTTTTGCAAATCCAAAGCTAGTAGGCCTTGGGGCATGAAAATCTTTTGACTTCCAGTTATAAGTTAAAGCTGTGCTACTGCCTTGGAACTTTTTAATTTTGTCACCTATTATTATATATAGTTCGTTATCATCTGGATCAGTAAACCCACCTCGGATCAATGCGGCTGCATCTAAATTTATTAGTCCTGACTCTGAGCTTCTTGGGTCAAATATAAAACCACCGAAACCTGAACCAGTACTGTAAAAACCTACGTATTTACCCTGCCATTTAAAACCGGTAATAGTAGAAGGATAATAACTATCTTGCCATTGTTTTGGTGTAATAAGTGGTTCAGTAATAACACCAGCAGTTGCACCCTGTACAGCAGTAAGTCCGTCTGGCCCAGCGTAAAGTATTGCTTCTCCCATATCTACCATAGACCTTTTATTTAAACATGCTTCTCCTGATTCTATTTTTATAGCTACCATAGAAGATGGGTCAGAACCTGTAATTAAGTAAGGCACGCCTTTTGTACCAACAATGACACCATTGGCAGTTGCCGCTATAGATACAATCTCTTCATCTATGGCTATTCTATAGTCAGCAGGCCAAGCATGTGGCTGATAAGGCTCACTAAAACATACACGTTTGCCAGTAAACCCAGCTAAGATACCGTTAGGCATTGATAAAAGCCCTTTCATAGGACCATCTGGATATAAAGCGCTGTCATCAGGCGGTGCGATCCAAGTGCTAGAAGGTATAACTTCAGCTAATTCATTGTTTTTTGTAACATCTGTATAAGTAGCAGCAGATAAAGCAAGCTCTGCTACAAATTGAAACTGCGTAGAATTAGAACCTGTATTAGATCTATATATTCTTTTCTTTGATAGATTAGTATTAGTAATACTTGTAGAAGTTTCTAATGCAGATAGAGCTACAGTCATATTATCATCTGCAATTATAATAGTAGAAGCAGGTGAAGGTGGGCCTTCCTCTCCATATGCAGATACAAAAGTGTACACATATGAAGTTTCAAAATCTATTTCTGCATCTGAATTACCGCCAAGTGACACACCGTTGGCTACAGAGGCGCTATTACCTGTGCCCGTTGCAGCAGCGGATAATTCTACTGTTAAAGTAGAAACACTAGGTACTGTCTTTATCTTATAGGTACCATTTATATCTGCAGCTTCTACACCTTGAGTTGTAGCAAAACCTGCAAGTGTTGCATATTCTCCTACAGTAACTCCGTGCGCAGCGGCTGATCCGCTAGTAGATGTGGTTATTGTTATAGTAGAGCTTTCATTTACAAATGCGATAACTCCATCAAACTGTGTTTGTCCTACTGGAGCTACCGTTGGAGCAGCAGTTGGAGCAGGTATGCCTAGTCTATAACCACCAATAGGCATTGGGTTAGAAGCATGTACAACATCAGCATTTCTACCCATCTTAGGAAAAGCTTGACCTGACCAGTATATCGTGTCGTTGTTGTCCCCGGGGATGGGTCCACGTACGACGTTTACATCTTCATCGAATTGTAGCCAACGTTCTGGGCTATCTGTGTATTTAAAAATACTTTGTCTAGAAGAACTAGAAAGAGTCAGAGTATCAGAGTTATCTGTAACAGGCACTAGACGGCCACTTTCAAGGTTTACATCAGTAGCTATTGTAGCTAATTCGTCCCTTAAAAGTCTTGGAGCTATTCTAGGGGCAGTTCCCCCAAATGTTTTAACTTTAATATATGCCATTTTTTCATTATACAGTATTCAGAACTGATTCTTGCAGTTCTCGACTCCTTCTTCCTACTTGGTTAAACCATCTGCTGTCTTCCATTTCAGCTGCCATTTGTTTCCAATCATGTGATCTACATGCTTTTAGCATGTTACGGAACTTAGAAAGTCTAGTCCCTCCTAGATTAAAGCACATATTAACTATTACGTGTTGTATATTTTCTGGTAGATTATAAAAATCTTCGTCTGTACCAAACACATGTATAGCTTCTGCTACGTGTTTGTTAAAGTCATCTTCATAATACAGATCAACAACTTCTTGTGATACTTTGGTACCAACTTCCCAATCATATTCAGGGTCATTAGGTTGGCATAAATGCCCAACCCCTAATGTTTTGTAGCCTAAACTATCTTTATAAATTTCTAAGACTTCACCCTCATGTCTTTTAATCTCTTCTTTTAGTTGTTCTACATTCATGGTGTTATTATCCTGTCGTCTACTGACTTAATCTTGTCTTCTTTTAAAAAGACTTGCAGTTCCGTTACGGTTGTTTTTTGTGCTGCTTCTACCTTTCGTAAGTTAAAATCAGCGTCTTGCCAGTCGCTTTGTAATCTAACTAACATGTTAAATTGCTGAGCTACTCGGTCAGTCATCTGGGTTATATCGTATTGTTTACCATCAAAGTTGATTAACTGTGGTAATTTGCTTTCGGCTTTAGCCATAGGTACCTCCTTATAAAAAGCTAGCCCCAATGATAAGGACATACACGCCTATAATCATTGTTGTGAACTTAGTGTCCATACGGTCAAACTTAGCATCTCCTTTGTCTAAGCGCTTCTCTATAGCAGTGTATCGAATATTACACTCTTTTTCGTGTGATTCGATTTTTGCCAATGTTTCTTTAACCGTAGCCATAAAAGGATTATAGGCCAAAAAGCGCTGTAACACCAAATGATACCCCCATAAACATAAGTAGTATCTTTACAGGCAACAAGAATATAAAGAATACTCTAGCTACTTTACGTTTTTTAGATATTTCTGACCAAGGAGGTAGCCCTGGTGGGTTTTTTAAATTTATCATATTAGCTCTATAGTTGTTGGGAACCCTAAAGCAAGAGAGGTATAACTACTACCTATGCCATAATTACGGCTCCATATTTGAAGACTACCTGAAGTAGTATAAGCCCAACCGTCGCTTCTGTTAATAACTGCTGTAGCATTGTAAAACGCCGTGCTGCCACCAAAGTTCGTTGTTCCGCCCGGATACAAGTTTCGTACGCGTAAGGTTGTCCAATTAGAGGCGCCATTAGCTCCTGTTGTTATAAGATAAGAGACTCCGCCGAGTGTAACATTCCGATTTAGTAAACCTACAAAGGTAGCGCCACTAGGAAAACTAGCTACATTAGTCAAGCTAAGTCCACTAGTACCACCACTATTACCTAAACCAAAATTTCCTAGATTAGCAGAGCTGCTATCTGCAGATACATATTGATCCGCCGCGCTGGTAGCTACTCCAATATGCGTATAACTTGTAGCCCCTTTAGCTGACCCAGTGCTGTAAGTTCTAGAACCAGGCTCAAATCCACAAGTGCCTCCATAATCTCTAAACTGTTGCGTAGTACCACTAGGAACTACTGAGCCATTACCTGTAGTATCAGATTGATTTCTTCTAGGGGCCATCCTTCTATA